GACTCCATAACGGGTGTCCTTAATGCGCAGATGGGAATAGATGTCCACACTTTAAATCTCCCGAACGGAACCACAAGCGGACAACGACTGACTTTGGTTGTAGAGGGAAACATGGGTGCTGGGAATAATGTGGTTATTCAACCAGCAGGCAACCTTGCCGGTGTATATGATATGCTCATACCAAACGCAAAAACCTCACTTAATTTTGTATACTATTCAACCGCCGCAATCTCTTCGTGGTATCAGGTTTAAACGGAAAGTAAAATATGAAAAAATCAGAACTTAAAAATATTATTAAAGAATGCGTCAAAGAGGTAATCTTTGAAGAAGGTGTATTATCTGGTATAATTTCTGAGGTAGCCACAGGACTCCAGTCTTCGGCTACTATCCAGGAAAGGTATGCACCTGTCAGCCCACAGTCTAGAGCACCACAAACTGCTCAGTTGGCAGAAACCAAAAAGAAGGTGTTGTCTGCCATTGGGGGCAATGCATATGAAGATATAAAGTCAAAGTTTAGTAACCCTGAACTTTTCGAAGGAACAAAACCACTCCCTGATTCAGGGGGACAAAAACAATCTCGTGCCGGAGCCCTCTCTGGCATTGATCCTCGTGACCCTGGTGTAGATTTATCTTCTATCCCAGGCATGGGATCTTGGGCAACTATAGCAACCGCGAAAGGAAACCGATAATGCGCCGCCAAAACCCAAAAAACAACAGACCTTTAGATCCTCAAGTAACTGTAAGAGCCGAAGAATGCAATTATAATGCAGAAAAGATGGTTCGCAAGTTTTCGAAGATGGTAAAGAAAGAAGGAATTATCGACGAATGCCGTGAACGAGCATTTTTCGTAAAGCCCACCACCAAGCGTACAGAAAAGAAAAGACAACGCCAAAGGGTAATAGATAAGGTCAATAGAACAAGAGACGAACTATTTAATATCAAAGATCGCTCGATTAAGAGGAGAAAATAATGGCTACTGATGAAACAAATTATAATAATCCATATATAAGGTCCCCTGGGCTTAATGATGTAGGTTCATATAGGGTTTCTGGGAAGCCTTACTATACGGGATCCATTGTTGCAGATGGGTCGGAAGTTCGTTTTGCCTTCCCCTCAGTAACGAAACAAATAATGGTTCAGGGTGCCAATATTCAAATGCAACCGCTTTCTTCAAGTTCTCCGGGGTACCAAACTGACCACTTCCATCATTTTACTATCAACCCTAATACTGTCTATACTTTTGATATGAAGTGTAACGAAATTTTCTTTAAAGCAAATAATCCTGGACAAGCAGGAAATGTTGAAGTTTATGCTTCATTGACAGGTATTGACCAAGCTTATATGTTCGAATTAACAGGCTCAGGGATCTCCGAGTAAAGATAATCGTTCCTTTCTGTGTGTAGACTACTATTTATTCTGATATAATTCCATTTATATTGAAGGGGAATAATATGTCTAATATGTTGGAACAAGCCATTGTGGACGCTGCTGCACTAAGAGAAGCAGCTATGAAAAGCGCCGAAGCATCGGTCGTCGAGAAGTACTCCGCCGAAGTTAAAGAAGCCGTTTCGAAGCTTTTAGAGCAAGAAGACGAAATGATGATGGACCCTATGGCTGACCCAATGGCTGACCCAATGGCAGCAGGCGAAGAAGAAGTCGAAGTAAGCAAGACAACCATGGAACAAGTTCCCATGGCACATCTTCCGAATGTTGATGAAGAAACATTTGTTGAAGTTAACCTTGATGATATTATTGATGCAGTTAAATCTGATGAACCATCGGCGGAAGATGCGCTTGACGCTCAGGTTGATGTAGAGGACATGGATTTGGGCATGGAAGACAATGCTCCTGCGCCCGGTAATCGTGAAGACGAAATGGACATTAATGAAGAAGAGTTGGTTAAAGTGTTTAAAGAAATGCTTGTAGTAGATGTGCCCGAGATTGAACTAAAGCGTTCTAAGATTCGTGCTGACGAGGCTGCCAACCATCCTGATGAGGTCGAGACTGATGAAGTTCCCTTTTCAACTACTCGCAAAGAAGAAACAATCTATTCTGACGGAATGGATAAAGATGATTTAGAAGAATACGAAAGAACTATGGCTAAGAACGAGTCCTTAAGAAAGGACAACACTCAGCTACGAAATCTTTTGGAACAAGTTAAAGATAAGTTACAAGAAGTTAGCCTACAAAATGCTAGGCTATTATATGCGAACCGTGTTCTAAGCGACACCTCCTTGAATGAGCAGCAAAAGTCAAAAATTGCTGAGTTAGTCAGCAGGGCGAGTTCGGTATCTGAAGCGAAGATGGTCTATGAGACCCTTCAAAAGACAATGGCGTCTACATCTGCTAAGCAGGGACCACAATCATTGTCTGAAGTTGTCACACGACGCTCTTCCGTAATTCTTAGCGGCAACCGCCAAGATGAAGACACCACCGAACAACCCTCTGCGTACAATCGCTGGGCAAAACTCGCAGGTATGAAAAAAGACTAACTAAAAAGGAGAAAAAAATGTCTGTAATCGATACCCTAACAGAAGGCATCAAGGCTCGTTCCTTGGCCAATGAGGGTGAAGCACTTCTCGGGAAGTGGGAAAAGACTGGTCTCTTAGAAGGACTCGGCGAGATCGAGCGTGGCAATATGTCACGACTTCTAGAAAACCAGGCTGCCCAACTTCTTAAAGAAACCAGCACAATGGCTGCTGGTGATGTAGATGGCTTTGCCGCAGTTGCATTCCCAATCGTTCGCCGTGTTTTCGGCAACTTGATTGCTCAGGACCTTGTTTCGGTCCAACCCATGAGCCTGCCCAGTGGGCTCATCTTCTTCCTGGACTTCTTGTTCAGTGGAGACAGCGCCATGTTGGGCTCCTCGCCTAACGACCAATCTCGATTGGCTCAAGCTGCTAATACATCGTTGTATGGTGGTGGCGTAACAGGTTCTGGCATCATTGATGGTGTCAGCCTTGCTGGTGCAAGCCTTGACCAAAGTTTCTATGGCTTGAACAACGGCTTCTCTAGCCCAACAAGTTCTTTCACCACATCTAACGCAAGTTGGACTGGTAAGTTCTCTGGTGTGTTCGGTGATGCTGAATCGCGCAACAATGACCGTGCCCTTAAGGCATTGCGTAACGATCCTATTTTCGTTTCGGGTACCAGCACATATGCTGGCGCTGTCCTTCAGATTAGTGACTTGGCTAACTTTAATGCCAAGGATCTTCCTGCTATTGTCATCTCTGGTTCGAACGGTCGTGGTGGTCTTACTACCCCCGCAACCGACTTCCAGGTTCGTCACTTGACCCAGATGTCTGGTACTGCCGGTGTTTATGTCGTTGGTGTTTCTACTGATGGCTCACGCACAGGCGCTCAGGTGTTGGCTGCCCTTACGGGAACAGCCGCCACAGCTAACTTGGTGTTCTTCCCAATCGTAGACGCCTTCCAACAGGGTGGTGGTCTTGGTTCTATCCGTGGTACAACTCCATGGGGACTGGAAAACACCGTGTCTATTCCTTCGATTGATATCAAGGTAGACAGTGTTGCTGTTACGGCAGTAACCAAAAAGCTCAAAGCTCAGTGGAGCCCCGAGCTTGCTCAAGATTTGAACGCTTATCACAACCTCGACGCTGAAGTTGAGTTGACAAGCATTCTTTCTGAGCAAATCGCTCTTGAAATTGATCAAGAGATTCTTGCCGACCTGGTTGCTGGTGCAACTGCTGGTACGCTCCATTGGAGCCGCAGCCCAGGCAAGTTTGTGGACCGTGATACAGGTAAGGCTTATGCTAATTCTTTGTATCCTTCGTTCACCGGTAATGTTTCTGAGTGGTACGAGACTCTCCTTGAGACCGTTAACGAAGTTAGCGCCCGTATCCATCGCAAGACGCTCCGTGGCGGCGCAAACTTCTTAGTTTGCTCTCCAGAAGTTGCTAATGTTCTTGAATTCACTGCTGGTTTCCGTGCTGCGGCAGCTGTCGATGATGAGAATGGTAGCTGGGGTGCTCAGAAGGTAGGTTCGATCAGTCGTAAGATGGACATTCTTGTCGATCCTTACTTCATGCGCAACCTGCTGTTGGTTGGTCGTAAGGGTAGCAGCTTCCTAGAAAGCGGCTATGTGTACGCTCCATATGTACCACTACAGGTCACACCCACCATCTTTGGACCAGACGATTTCGTGCCTCGCAAGGGTGTCATGACTCGCTATGCCAAGAAGATGGTGCGTCCTGACATGTACGGACTTGTCATCGTGCAAGACCTTGTACAGCCAGGTGAGTAAGACTAATTTCACTTAGGTGAAAGGTAGTTGTTATTGTTCTTTGAATAATAACTAAGGAACCCCGTCCTAGTGGCGGGGTTCTTTTTTACCTTTTAGCTTTTTTACTGAAACAAAAAACTACTTAGTTAAACCACGAGGAAATCTAATGCCCACTAATCTTCAACCATTAAGTACAGTTAGCGCCGTTGTTCTCCCTGCTACAGGCACTCATGCTGATGTTTTAACTGGGTTAGCCTACGGTATTTACACCACAGACAACTTTGTAAGTGGCGCTGTGGACCAAGTAGCCTATACCTATAATAAATTAGGGGGAAATGTACTCGACTTAGAAATTACGCCTACAAATGTATATAATGCATATGAAGAGGCGTGTCTAGAGTATTCTTATTTGGTAAACACTCACCAAGCCAAGAATGTCCTGTCCGAACTACTGGGCAATACTACTGGATCTTTTAACCAAGACGGTGAATTTACAGATTACTCAGGGTCAGGAGGACTCGACGGCACACCTAACCTTAAGTTCCCTGCTTTCCGCTTAAGCTATATTACTACGATCGGCAAAGGTCTTAGTTCTCATGCTGGTGTCGGAGCCAATGAGACCATATACTCAGCTTCTTTTAATTTAAATCAAAATCAACAAGACTATGATCTTCAAGATTTAATTTACAGTGCATCGCTAAATGCTAACTCTGACTTTTATAATCAAGTGGGCAAGCGTGCGATTGTAGTGCAGCGTGTATATTATAAAAGCCCTATCGCAATGTGGAACTTCTTTGGCGGCTACGCTATTGGAGCAGTAGGCAACTTATCGACTTACGGTATGTACGCTGATGATAGCAATTTCCAGCTTGTGCCTGCATGGCAAAATGTATTGCAAGCTTACGCTTTTGAGGAAGACATGAATGTAAGGGCATCACATTATTCTTTCCGTATTAATAATAATAAAATGAGAATCTTTCCAACCCCTGATGGGCAATACCCAAACAAGATGTGGATTGATTTTAAACCGGCTCGTGATGCATTTACAGAGGAAGATGACAGGAAGTATGGAGCAGAGGGAGTCAATAACATGAATACCCTACCATTCCCCAATGTCCCTTATAAAAACATCAACAGCATCGGCAAACAATGGATCCGCCGTTTTGGACTTTCTTTAGCCAAAGAGACGCTGGGTCAAGTCCGTTCTAAGCTTGCTTCCATTCCAATCCCAGGCAACGATGTGACTCTTAATGGTCCAGCTTTAGTTTCTGAGGCAAAAGAAGAGCAGTCTTCGTTGCGTGATGAACTTAAGGCAGTCCTGGACGAGATGGTTTATGCTGCTCTAGCAGAAAAAGACGCCCAGTTGCAAAACAGCCTAGGCGAAGTGGTTAATAAAATTCCTACCGGCATTTATGTAGGGTAAAGTATGGCAAACGATCCCAAAGTCAATAGATGGTCCCAGCCTAGTCAGCCACCACCCCCTCTTTTTGTTGGGAAGGCTGAGCGTGACTTTGTAAAGCAGATTAATGATGAAGTTATTGAGAAGGTCATTGGCCAACAAATATTATATTTTCCCATTGATCGCACAGTAACCAATTATCATCCACTTTACGGGGAAGCTATAAACAAAAACTTTCTACCCCCAATCCGAGTCTATTCTTTAATAGAGTATACAGATTCAACCCGTGTACAACAAGAATATGGCTTTGACAATACCTATAACATTACCGTACACATGCATAAGCGAAGACTAGTACAAGATCAGAACCTTTTTGCTCGTCTTGGAGACTTCGTTCAGTACGATCAGATGTTTTTTGAGATTGTCGATATTTTTGAGCCCCGTTATTTATTCGGACAAGACCACGAGTTCGCAGATCAAACAAGCTTAGAGATAACTCTGACCTGTAAGCAGACTCGTACAGGGGTGTTCAATCCTGGCAAGCCCATGGGTGGACACAATAGGAAGATTAGCTAATGCCCAAACGAACTATACTCAATCAAGACTTGAAAGCAGATTATGGACTTAATCCTTCTAATTTAGAGGATATTGATTTTGCTTTATATAAACATCTTGATGAAAAGTTAAACATTTCTTGTGAAACTAACACAGGATTTAAGAAAGTGCCTGTAATCTTTGCACTTCCTGAGCGTGCCTTCCAAATTAAGAATAATCCAGACTTACGACCCGATGGGAGAATGCTTGAATATCCACTTATTTCTATGGTTCGTCGAGATGTAGTAAAGAACCCTAGTAATAAGGGTCGATACGGAGTCTACCTCCCCCCTTATTTTGATTTTTACAAGCGTGGCGGCGCAATTCCTATTGCACGCCAAGTTAAACAGGATAAAACACGAAATTTTGCCAATGCTACTTCTCTGAAAAGATTTGGCGATGGGACAAACACGACTTATAACACTTTTCCTTTTGATAATCAGAAGATTGTGTATGAAACCCTCTTTGTTCCTACTCCAACTTTTGTAGAAGTATCATATGAAGTTAAAATGATCTCGAATTACCTCCAGCAGATGAACGAAATGACGGCTCCGTTGCTTTCAAACTTTTCAACTCCTGCGGTATTTAATATTGAGCATGAGGGTCACACTTATGAGGCTTTTATCGATCAATCAGTATCAAATGAGAGTAATAATTCTGGACTGGATACAGAAGAACGAGTTTTTAAGACTACACTGAATATAAAAGTGTTAGGACACCTTATTGGTGCAGGTATGAACCAGACAACCCCATCTGTTGTGAGCCGCGAATCTGCTGCCGAAGTTACTATCGGAAGAGAAAAAGCAATCGTAGGAGATGAGCCTGAATTTAACGCCGGAAGAAAAGATAAATATCGACGATAATGATAATGGGAGTTTGGAAGGAGGAGCTACTATTTATTAGTAGCGTTTAGAGTATTCTGTTAATGCTAGTATTATACATAAGACTGATTTAAAGAGGAGAAGAATTTTCGATGGCTGACAATCCCACAAGAAAGTTTAAGTTTATTTCCCCTGGTGTTTTTGTTGATGAAATCGACAACTCCCAGCTACCTGAAACCCCAAGCGAAGTTGGACCCCTGGTCATAGGGCGTTCGAGAAAAGGACCTGCGAACAAGCCTGTTCTGGTTGAATCTTTTTCTGACTTTGTTCAGACATTTGGCAATCCCGTGCCAGGTGGGGAATCTACCGATGTTTGGCGTGAGGGCGACCTTACTGCCCCAACTTATGCAGCTTATGCTGCTCAAGCATGGTTAAGAAATAACGCACCTCTGACATTTATGCGTGTCCTGGGTGATGAATCTACGAATGCAACTGCTGCTGGTAAAGCTGGTTGGAAAGTTGGCACTGCTGCCGCAACCGAAGCTGGCGGCGGAGTCTTTGCCCTGTGTGTATGGCCATCCGGCTCAGTAACTGGCGGACCTTTGACTGGCTCTGTCGCTGCGCAGTTTTACATGAACTCCGGAAGAGTTCTTCTTTCTGGAAGTAATCCTAGAACGGATATAGCTGGATTCGCTGGCAGTACCCTGTATGAAATTCCCAATCGAGACGCAATTCAATTAGTGTTTACGGGCTCTACGGGCGGCACTGGCGAAACAGTCACAGTGAGTTTAAATCCGGACAAAGATAACTTTATTCGCAAGGCTCTTAATACCAATCCGACCATTACTAATAGCTCAGTAACCGAGGCATCCTCTCGAACTTACTGGCAAGGCGGCAACTACTGGCTTGGCGAGAGTTTTGAATATGCTTTGGAAGCTTCAGGAACTAATTCGACTGGTGTTCTCAATGCGTCTATCGCTTCGGGTGTCTTCTACGCAGCTATACTGCCAATGGCTGAAAGTCTGGCAGGCTTCGCAAAGCAGCAAAATGATTTCCAAGGCGCAGCTATTCGAGGCACCACAGGTTGGTTTATCTCTCAAGATCTAACAAATAACTTCTCTGCATATTATGCTCGCAATCAGCAGCCCCTGTTCCGCCTAGAGGCGCTTACAGCCGGCGCATCCGCTCAACGAGAAGTGAAGGTATCTATTTCTAATCTTAAGGCTGCCGTAGGAGACTATCAGGATTATGGTACTTTCTCAGTGTTGGTCCGATCGATTACGGATACGGACAACCGTCCAGAGATTATTGAGCGTTGGGATAATTTGAATCTCAACCCTGCATCTCCTGACTACATTGCTGCAAAAATTGGTGACAAGTATCAAGTATATGATCAAACCAATAAAAGAAATGTAGAATATGGACAGTACGACAACCAGTCTAACTACATTCGTGTAGTGATGGATGAGACTGTGGATGCTGGTGCTGGTGAAACTCGCTGGCTGCCATTCGGTGTCTGGGGTCCTCCCAAGTATCGTGATGTTGGATATGTCAGTGGTTCTGGTGGCTGGTCCTCTAGTTTGATTGCACCTGTTTCGGGTGCATTGGGTACAGTTCGAACCATGCTCGCCGGTGGTAATACAACTGCTTTTGGTGCGAGTGGTCATGCTGAGGGAAATGATAACCTTATAGAGTGCCCCAAGGGTCTCTTCGCATCAGCAACCTTGTCGGCTTCAGCCGTTGCATCCATGGTGAACGATACGACCCTGGCAATCATTGACACTGCGGGTACCACCCATACATTTACAGTAAAAACCGCTAATGATGTAACAACCGGAAACAATGTTGGTATAAACGCCGCCCAAGCCGCCGGTGGCGTCGCAGGCAATGAAGCCGCCGCCGCTCAGTTCGTCGCATCTATTAATGCGGGCACCTCAGCAGCGACGATTACCGCAGCAATTGTTGCCGGTACCGACGGTATCCTTCTTACTCAGGATGTAGTTGGCTCGGCGGGCAATACTGCCATCACTAATGGGGTTGGTGGATTAACTGCTCCTGCCAAATTCACAGGCGGTGTTAACGGTATTGATCTCGCGATTGTTAACCCTTCGATACCTTTGCGCCAGCTTAGTACTTGGGGAACCCCACGAACACTTAAGAATACTTATTGGGGATCTTGGTCTGGACGATCAGCAACAAATACTTTCTTTGCATCTCAGGTGCATGACATGCTTCGTCCACGCTCCTTCGATGTGCAGAGTGCTGGCGAGTCGGCTGATCCTGCATCCCGAAACTTTGATGTTCAGGGTGAAACACTTACAAATGTAGCAACTGAAACTATCGTAACTCCCTGGGTATTCTCATTGGATAATGTGGGCTATGTAGAGGGTACCACCGCAGCTTCCGGCTATCGGTACGATAACGACTACAGAAAACAGGGTCGCAGCTTGAGTGCTAGTGGTTCTTACGCCAGCACACTGACTGCTGGGATCGATCGCTTTACTACCTTCTTGCATGGTGGTAGTGATGGCTACGATATTGCTGAGCCCGAACCTTTCAACAATGCTCGTATGACGGCAACAAATGAAAACAACTCTTACGCTTTGTTCTCCTTGAAGAAAGCAGTAAATCTCGCCTCGGATCCTGACTATGTTCAAATGAACGCAGTAACAATCCCAGGTGTCTGGAGACCGACGGTAACAGATGATTTGCTCGATGTAACACAAGAGCGTGCAGACGCACTTGCGCTTATTGACATTCAGTACGGATACACACCTGCTTCTGAAACAACGGGCAATGCTGAAAGCCGCAACAGCGGTAACACGCCTAAGCAAGCATCTGATACGCTCGCCGCTCGTAGCATCAACAACAGCTACGGCGCAACTTACTATCCCTGGGTCCGAGTTCTGGACACAAATAGTAACTTAAATGTTTGGATGCCGCCTAGTGTTGCAGCGTTGGGCGTCTTGTCTAACACTGACCGCTTGCAGGCTCCATGGTTCGCTCCTGCCGGATTTACCCGAGGCGGACTAAGTGAAGGTGCTGCTGGCGTGCCAGTTCTCGATGTCTCTCGTCGCTTGACTTCAGACGATCGTGACACCCTTTACGAAAACAATATTAACCCAATCGCTAAATTCCCAGCAGAAGGTATTGTGGTCTTCGGACAGAAGACGCTACAGCAAACAGCCTCTGCCTTGGATCGGATTAATGTTCGACGCTTAATGATTTACCTTAAGCGTGAGATCTCGTTTATTGCTTCTCGACTTCTGTTCGGACCCAATAACCAAGATACATGGGATCGGTTCCTCGGTCAAGCAGGTCCACTATTGGAAAGTGTGAAGGCTGAGTTTGGTATTGACGATTTCCGTCTGGTACTTGACTCTAGTACGACCACCCCAGACCTTATTGACCGTAATATTATTTACGCTAAGTTGCTTGTGAAGCCCACCCGTGCGGTTGAGTACTTCGCCATCGACTTTGTTGTAACAAATAATGGGGCCGCTTTCGAAGATTAATTCGAAGAGCGCCTATTTACTAACGAGGAGTAAAAATAGAGAATGGCAAGCTTATTCTGGAATGATGTAAGAACTGAACCAAAACGCCAGTTTCGGTTTGAGTTAAAGTTTTCAAGCAAGACTCTGGGCGAGGGAGCTATTCCAGTCTGGACTGTCAAAACTGCTTCGAAGCCTAAGGCAAATGTTAGCACAATTGAACACCAATACATTGACCATACTTTTAAGTATCCTGGTCGTGTAACCTGGGATCCTATCACGGTGACCTTGGTTGACCCTGTAGAGCCAGATCTCTCTTGGGCATTCCTTAATGTATTAGGCGCAGCCGGCTATAAGTACCCCACCACCGCATCTCGCTCAAAGCTCAGCTTGAGTAAGAAAGAGTTTGCTGATGAGATCGGTACTGTCTTCATTGACCAGATTGATGAAAACGGTGCAATCATCGAGCGTTGGGAACTTATTAACCCCTTCATCACTAGTGTTGATTTCGGTGGCTCTCTTGATTATTCTTCGGACGAAATGAATGAAGTAACTGTTGAAATCACTTATGACTGGGCAAACCTCAAGCAGACCAAGGCTGAAGGTAGCCGACCCACAGCGGCAGGGCGTTAACAGATATAAATTCTTCGGGTAGAATAAGAAAGAAAGGTTTTTTCTATGAGTCGCAATAATGATAGGTCGGGACTTACCGACGACACAATAATCACACAAGATGAAACACCAGCCCCGGTAGTATCCACTACTCCGGGCGTTGGTCCATCTACAGGTGGCGGAGCCCCAATGTTTAATTGGTCTGTCCCTACAGAGTTTGTAACTCTACCAAGCGCCGGTCGCTTTTATGGACCTGATCATCCTTTACACGGCGCAACCACAGTCGAGATTCGCTATATGACAGCAAAGGAAGAGGATATCTTAACTTCTCGTTCTTTGCTTAAAGAAGGCGTTGCACTTGACCGCATGTTGCAGAACATCTTAGTTGATGACAATGTTCGAGTGGGATCCCTTCTGTTGGGCGACAAGAACGCTCTCATTGTAGCTGCTCGCCGAACCGGTTACGGCGCAGACTATACAACTCGGGTTAACTGCCCAGCTTGCCAATCAACTGATGAGTTTACTTTTGATATTTCAGATCCTCCTGTGAATAATTTCGAGGAAGAGATGGAGAAAGAGGGTATTACTTTTACAGAAGTAGGAACCTTTATGGTTCAGTTGCCTATGACGAAGGCTACAGTAGAATGTGCTCTTCTAACTGGCGACGATGAAGTTCGCATGTACAAGGAACAGGAACGACGATCACGAGCCAAGAAAGAAGAGACAGGTGGTCTTACCGATGCTCTCCGCAGCTATATTGTGGGAGTTAACGGCGAAGGTTCTAGACTTGTAATCGAGTCTTTCATTCAGAGCCTGCCGGCTCGGGATGCCCGAGTCCTGAGAAAGCTTTACACCAAGATTGTTCCTAATGTAGATCTGAGTCAAGAATATGTTTGCTCTACTTGTAGCTACACTGCGCCGATGGAGGTGCCGCTAACTGCGGACTTTTTTTGGCCTGACAGATGAGGCAATCCAAAGTGTTTATGAGCAGCTTTTCCTCTTAAAGTATCATGGTGGCTGGAGCTTCTTTGAATCTTATAATCTTCCCACTAGTGTGAGGGTCTGGTTTCTCCAGCGTCTTATCGATGAAAAGGAAAAAGAAGCTGAACAAATGCAAAAATCCTCACGGGCTCAATCATCGGGACGAGGAAAACGATTCACATAAGAATAATCTAGCTACCGAACTAGTTATAGAACGGAGAACTGGGTACGCTTATGAACAACGATTTTGATGACAAAGTATTAGATCTTTCCGAATTTAAGGGAAAGCTTAATGAGAACATTCTCCATGTCTTTGCGGCATGGATTGAATATCTTTTATCCAAGATGTTTAAAGGTCGCCGGATTCCAGTTCGAGTCCGAGGGAACAAAATAGAAATTGAAAGATTCGTTGACGCCCTTGTTAATGAAAAGAGATATATGGACTTCATTAAGAAGTATGGTCTTGATGACCCTATGACCTACAAGCAGAAGTCCCGTCTTGATGTAGCCATTAAGCGTTTTGAACGAGAAGCCAAGATTAACTGGCCCATCCGCAACTGAGGTGTAATTGGTGGAAGACGATCCAGGAATAATTCAACGACTACGAGAGGAAATAGCTCTTCGCAAAGATCTTGAAGGCGCAATTGAATTACAGAAAAAAGCCCAGCGTGATCTGGCTAAGGCGATGCGTGAGGCTGAGCGTGAACGCCAAAGAATATTAAGTGAGACCGAAGGTGACACCAAAGCCCGCACCGAAGCACTCAAGGAGCACGGTGTCCAGTTGGAAAGACTCCATGATCAGATGGAAGAACAGTCCAAGGACATGGAGAAAGCCCAGGAAAAGCTTAAAAAATACGAAGAGACGATTAAGGGGCTGGGTCAGGTAGCTTCTAGTTTAGTAGGGGAGTTTTCCCAGCTTAATACTTCAGTTGCCGGACTAGCCGAGCTTTTTATGAAACAAGCCCATGCTCTTGATTCAGTAGGTGTTGAGCTTGCCAAGACCACTGGCTATGCTAGTGCTATGCAGGACAATATGGTGGCCTTGGCGGATTCTGCCAACGGGTTGAACCTATCTTTTGCAGATTCTGGTAAAATTATTGGTGCCCTAAGTCTGGGATACAAAGACTTTAACATGTTAAACGAGGAGGCTCAGCGGTCTCTTGCTAACACTGTTGGTCGCCTTTACCGCCTTGGTGTTGATGGCGCTGCCGCCGCCAAGTCTATGGACATGCTTGAAAACGGACTTGGGCTGACCAGGGTAGCAGCAGAGAGAACGGTAGCAGAATTTGAAAATCTTGCCATGGCTACAGGACAGCCAGTTTCTCAACTAGTGGATGACTTTAATAATCTTGCGCCAGCCCTTGCTCGCTTCGGTGATCGAGGTACAGCCGTATTTAACGAACTTGCCAAAGACGCTCGCCGCTTAGGGCTTACGGTACAAGAGGCTTTTGATGTTACGGAACTCTTTGATACCTTCCAAGGCGCTGCTGATGTAGCGGGCAAATTAAACTCTCAACTAGGTCTCCAACTGAATTCTGTAGAGATTATGGGAGCATCGTCGGAAGACAGATTAAAAATCTTAAGAGCCGAATTTGATTTACAAGGTCAAAGCTTCAAATCTATGGGCAAACGCCAGAAGCAAATGATTGCAGAGATTCTGAAAGTAGATGTTAACCAGGCTGCTCGTTTGTTCGGTGACCCAATGGAATTAAGACGAGCCCAGCGAGATCAAATAGAACAACAAGAACGCTTAGCGAAGTTCACCAGTGCAGCCGATAAACTTAAAGAAGCTTTTGAGCAAATGTTTGTTAAAGTTGAGCCTATCTTGACTTCGTTTACAACTCATCTAGGAAACCTAGCGGAGTTTTTTGGGAATGGTATTACTATGGGAACTGTTCTTACGGGAGTATTTCTCAGGCTTGGTACTGCCTTGGCGGGGGGAGCCAAAGGATTAGCCGCATTTTTGAAGGTTACCGGACCCCTTACAAAGGGTCTGGCGGGACTAGGCGGTGCCCTTGCTGTAGTCCAAGGGTTCTTTGATTATATGTCAACAGGTGATCCCATTTATGGGATAGTATCTGCTATAGGATCCATGGGCGGCATGATGGCCGGCGCGATGATCGGGTCGATGTTGTTCCCCGGCGTGGGCACCATAATCGGAGGCATGGTTGGTAGCCTGATAGGGGGTACTGTTTCTAAG